TACCTACACCGTTAGCGGAACTGCTGCGAGCCTGTACCATGGCTGGGAAACCCTCGCGGGTGGTGGCGCCTACGCGGTAACAGGAACGGATGCCAGCCTCGAGAAGGGGCTTGAGGTCCTCGCCGGTGGTGGCAGCTATAACGTCTCTGGAACGGCCGCCACTCTCACAAAGACGGCGAACAAGAGCCTGTCCGTCGATTCCGGCAGTTATGCCGTTTCGGGCACGGCTGCGTCGTTGGAACTGGGCCGGGAAACCCTCGCGGGTGCCGGGTCCTATTCCGTCAGCGGCACGGCGGCCAGCCTCTTCCACGGCTGGGAAACCCTGGCCGGTGGCGGGACGTACACCGTCACAGGAACGGCGGCGAGCCTAGAGCGTTCGCGTCTCTTTTCCGCAGGTGGCGGCAGCTACACCGTCACGGGTACAGATTCCAGCCTGGAATATGGGCGCGTTCTTATCGCACTAGGGGCGACAGGCACGGGCATATTCGACAGCGGAATATTCGACACCGGGATATTCGACACAGGCGGTGGCACCGGATATTCCGTCGCTGGCACGGCGGCGACCTTCAAGCGCGGGTGGGCAGTCGTTGCCGGTGATGGCAGTTACACCGTCACCGGCACCGCCGCCAGTCTTGAGCACGGCTGGGAAACCCTGGCCGGATCTGGCACCTATTCCGTCAGCGGCACGGCTGCCACGCTTACGAAGTCGGCAAACAAGAGCATTGCGGCCGATTCCGGCACATATACCGTCACGGGTACGGCATCCAGTCTTTACCATGGCTGGGAAACCCTCGCCGGCAGTGGCACCTACGCCATCACCGGCACCGCCGCCAACCTGGAATATGGCCGGGAAATTGCCGTCGATAGCGGCAGCTACACGATCGCCGGGACGGCTGCATCTCTTGAGTACGGCCGCGAAACCCTGGCCGGCGGCGGGACATACGCCGTCACTGGCACGGCGTCAAACCTCGAGCACGGGCGCGAGGTCCTTGCGGGCGGCGGGACGTATTCCGTCTCGGGCGTCGATGCGAACCTTGAATATGGCCGCGAGGTCCTCGCTGGCGGTGGTTCCTATGCGGTAACGGGCACCGCGGCGTCGCTTGAGCTCGGCAAGGAACTGCTGGCCGGTGGCGGCAGCTATTCCGTCTCGGGAACAGCCGCCAGCCTTGAGCACGGCTGGGTTCTCAATGCGACGAGTGCGGGCTCGTATGCCGTCACGGGCACGGCAGCGGCACTAACGCTCATTAACCAATATGCCGTTATCGGTGAGGGCGGCACCTACGCCGTCACTGGCACGGCAGCAAACCTCGAGCACGGGCGCGAGGTTCTTGCGGGCAGCGGGTCCTACACTGTCACGGGAACGACCGCCAGTCTCGAGCTGGGCCGGGAAATCCTCGCCGGCGGTGGCACCTATGCCGTCACGGGAACCGATGCCAGCCTCGAATACGGGCGAGAAGTTCTCGCCGGCATCGGGACGTATTCCGTCACTGGCACCGATGCCAACCTCGAGCACGGGCGAGAAACCCTCGCCGGCAGCGGCTCGTACACGGTCGCGGGAACCGACGCGAACCTTGAGTATGGGCGCGAGGTCGCCGCGGCAAGTGGCTCGTATGCCGTCACCGGCACTGCCGCGAGCCTCGAACATGGCCGCGAGGTCCTGGGTTCGTCGGGGGCTTATTCCGTCACCGGAACGGATGCGGCTCTCGAGCATGGGCGAGAGGTTCTTGGCGGTTCCGGCGTCTACGCGGTCACCGGGACAGACGCGGCGCTTGAAAAGGGCGAAGAGGTTCTCGGCGAGGCCGGGTCCTATGCCGTCACCGGAACCGATGCAAGCCTGGAGTACGGCCGCGAGGTTTCCGCCGCTTCTGGCATCTACGCCATCACCGGAACCGATGCGGCGCTGGCACACGGAGAACTACTTCTCCCGGCGCTGTTCACCTCGGAATCCGTATTCTACGCCGCCACCATATCAGCGGCGACGCCGGAACCGGAAACGCCCGTCTTCCGCCCCGTCACCACCGGCGTACCAATCGACCGCAAGAGGCTGCGCAAGCGCAAGCACTTCCTGCGGCCGCCGCACTTCTATAATGTCAGCACCTTCGGCGTCGCCGAAGTAGACGCGCCCGAGTTCGATCCGGTCACCATGGACAACGACCTGATCTTCCTCGCGGCCGCAGCCTAGGAGACGAACAATGGCAGCCATCGTGAATGAAAATGAGATCGTGCTCTACGGCACGGTCGGAGAAATGATGTGGGAGGACAGCTTCACCGCGCGCGACGTGGTGGCCGCCCTCTCCCAGGCGAGGGGCAAGGACATCGCCGTCCGCATCAACTCGGGCGGCGGCATCGCCGACGAGGGTGTGGCCATCTACAATTCGCTCAAGGCCCACCAGGGCAAGATCACCGTCTACGTTGACGGCATCGCAGCCTCGGCCGCCTCCATCATTGCGATGGCCGGTGACAAGGTGGTGATGCGGACGGGTTCGGTAATGATGATCCACGACCCGCTGATGTTGGCGATCGGCAATGCCTCGACCATGGAGAAATCCATTGAGGCGCTCAACGCCATCGGTGACAGCATGGCCGACATCTATTCCGCGAAGACGGGCCGCCCAGCGGCGGACATCCGCGCGGAAATGAAGGAAGAGCTCTGGCTGACGCCCGTCGAAGCGAAGGACAAGGGCTACGCGGACGATGAGGAGGACGAGGATGCCGTCGAGGCGTCCGCCTTCGATTACCGCGCCTATTCCAGGGCACCCGCACGCATCGTTGCGATGTCGGACGCGCGCTCCTGGTCAAACCGGCTGAAGGCGCCCCGTGCGTCGGCGGCCACAATCAAGGAGAGGCCTCTGATGGCTGATACAACGAACGAAGCCGCGGCCAGCGAGGCCGAGGCTGCTACCAAGGCTGCGGTCGAAGCCGAGCGTGAGCGTGTCGCGGAAATCCACGACATCTGCGCCAGGGCCGGCACCGTGGCGCTTGCCTCCGCACTGATCCGCGACGGGTCTTCCGTCGAGCAGGCGAGGGCCCGCGCCGAGGCCGAGAAGTCCCGCATCACCGCCATTCGGCAGAAAGTCCAGGCCGCCCGCGCCTCGCTCGGGTCCGCCTACGATCCGTCGATGGCAGATGAGTTCATCGCCTCCGGTGCATCGCCGGAAGCGGTGGGCAACGCGCTCCTCGAGAAGATCACCGCCACGCAGCAGGTCCGCGAGACGCGCTCGCAGTATGCCACCGATGACGGCATGAACGCCGCCGCGAGGGCAAGCATTCCGGCGCCCCAGGCCATCTATGCCAAGCGCCGCGAATCCCGCGCCCGCATGCCGATCGCGGAATAATCGCAGACAAACTGCCCGCCGTGATGGCGGCAAGTCCCAAGAAGGAAACCAAAAATGACGACTCTTACTCAGGGTCCGCGCAATGCGGATTTCATCCACTCGGTCCTCGACCCCGAGTTCTCCTATGAGAACGCGGAAGTCTTGCTCGGGCAGGATCTCGACGCCGGCGAAGTGGTTCGGCTTAACTCGGACGGTCGCCTGACCGCCTGGACGAACGAGAACTTCACGGACGGCAGCGAGGACCAGATCATTGGCATCCTGGTGAACGCGACCGACGCCACGAACGGCCACACGATGGCGAGCTATCTCGCCCGCGGCGCCGTCGTGAACCTCGCGCAGCTGACCTATCCGGCAGCCGCCGAGGCGGAAATGATCGCCCAGCTCAAGGCGCTCAACATCATCTGCCGCTGATAGCGGAAATCCAGAACCAAACCTGCCCGCCGTGACGGCGGCACGTCCCTAGAAGGAACATCTCAATGCCCATGCTCGACGTCTTTAATGACGACGCCTTCAGCATGCAGAGCCTCACGGCCCGCATGAACGAACTCCCCGAAGTCCCCACTGTCCTCGGCTCGCTCAATGTTTTCGAGGAACAGGGCGTCTCCACCGTGAACATCTCGGTCGAGAAGCAGGTCGAAAACCTGACGCTGGTCGAACGCGGCGCCCGCAATGGCCCCGGCGAACAGGTCGGCGGCGAAACCCGGAACCTCCGCAACTTCTCCATTCCGCACTTCAAGCGCGTGGATTCGGTGATGGCGGACGAGGTCCAGGGCATCCGCGCCTTCGGGTCGGAAACCACCGTCGAGACGGTCATGGACCGCGTTATGACCAAGGTGTCACGCCATAACCGTTCGTTCGACTTCACGCTCGAGCACATGCGGCTCGGCGCGTTGTCGGGCACCATCCTCGACAAGGACGGGAACACCATCTACAACCTGTTCAACGAGTTCAGCGTCGCGCCGCCCTCAGCGGTCGATTTCGTTCTCGGCACGGCAGCGACGGACGTCCGCAGCAAGTGCGCCACCATCCGCGACCGCATCGAGGATGCGCTCGAGGGCATGATGGTGCAGCGGGTCTACGGCCTCGCTGGAGACAGCTTCTTCCACAAGCTGGTGACGCACGACAAGGTCGAGCAGACCTACCGGAACTGGGAAGCGTCCGTTGCCCTGCGCAACGACCCGCGCCTCCCGTTCGAGTTCGGCGGCATCTCCTGGATTCGCTACCACACGAAGCCCAAGGCCAAGGCCGGCAACAACGCGACTGCGCTGATTGCCGACACGTCCGCCCGCTTTGTCGTCTCAGGTGTGCCGGAACTCTACATCACCCGGTTCGCACCGGCGCCGTACATCGAGACGGTGAACACGATTGGCCTTCCCCGCTATGCCAAGCAGTGGGCCAACAAGAATGGCACGGGCATCGAGCTCGAGATGCAGATGAACGCGCTGTGCCTCTGCACGGTGCCGAGCGTCCTGCAGTCCGCAGTGACCTCGAACTAATCCCGTGCAAACGTCAATGGCGGGCGGCTCTGGCCGCCCGTCCTTTCCCCCCGCATGCAGAGCACCTGGACATGTGCAGCCGAATGGCCCGGAGAGACGGTTTGGATCGTCGGCGGCGGCCCTTCCGTCCGCACGGTGGATCTTGAACGGCTGAAAGGCCGCAAGGTCATTGCGATCAATTCAAGTTTCCGAATTGTTCCGTTCGCGGATTTCCTGCTGTTCGGTGATAGCCGGTGGTTCTTCCACAACTGGGGTGACGTAAAACGCTTCAAGGGCAGGATCGTTTCCTGCGCCCCGAGCGTCCGCGAGCCTCGCTGCCTCATCATGCGCAAGCTGCCTCCGCCTCCGGGGATTACCGAGGAGCGTGATGCACTGGCGATGAAATATACCTCATACCAGGCCGCAATGAACCTCGCGGTGCATCTCGGAGCGGCGCGCATCGTCTGCCTCGGGCTGGACGGCAAGCCGGGCAAGGATGGCAAGACACACCATCACGACGGCCACCCGTGGCCGCAAAGGTCCAACTGCTGGGACATGCAATATGAGAGCCTGCAGACGGTGGTGAAACCGCTGAACCGCGCGGGCATCGACGTGGTGAACGCGAACCCGGACAGTGCCTACAAATGGTGGCGCAAGGAAAGTGTCGAGGAATGCCTCGAGCGGTATGCCTGATAAAGGATACGGAACCCTATGCGCAGCCGCATTTCATCGCCGGCCTCGAGGCCTGCGGGTTCAAGGTTTCGACCGGGTATAACTACACGCCGACGCGGGACGACGTTCTGCTAACGTGGAACCGGAGCGGTGCGCGGCACCAGATTGCCCAGTCGTTCGAGAAGGTGGGTGCCGCGGTCATCGTTGCTGAAAACGGCTGGATCGGGCGAACGCGAACGGGCGGCAAGTTCTATGCGCTCTGCCTTGGCCACCACAACGGCGCGGGGGCGTGGCCTGACACCGGCACTGACCGCTGGCCGCTGTTGAACGTGGATCTGGCGCCATGGCGCGAAAGCGGAAAGCATGTCGTGGTGCTGTGCTCGCGCGGCATTGGCGAGGCCGGCATTGCCCAGCCTCGCGACTGGCCGCTGCGGATCGTCGAGGACCTGAAGCGGGTGACGAGCCGGAATATCCGTGTGCGGAAGCATCCGGGCGACAGCAACGCGAGCCTGGCCGACGATTTGGCCGGCGCGCATGCGGTGGTCACCTGGGCATCCGGCGCCGGCATCAAGGCGATCGCTGCCGGTATCCCGGCCTTCTACGGCCTCAAGGGCTGGATTGGTGCTGCGGCTGCAAAGCGCGGCGTTGAGGAAATCGAAAACCCGTTCCTGGGCGACAGGCTGCCGATGTTCCGGCGGCTGGCGCAGGCGCAATGGACAGCTGACGAGATTGCAACTGGTGACCCGATCAAATGCCTCTTGATGTCGCAATCTACGCGATAGCCGGCCATCGCCGCTCGACGACGACATGCCATGCGATGTTTTCCGGCATCAAGGCGGCAGGCGACCGTCCGAGACTATTCATGGAAACCGACTATCGCGCTCCCATGCACGATGCGGCGGTGTTCTATGGCTACACGGCCACGCTGCGCCAGGTCATGGCGGACTACATCGCGGTTGGGCGTCAGGCCGTCTACATCGACCTCGGCTACTGGGGCCGCGAGGGGCAGCACGGGCACCACAAGGTTGCGGTAAACTCCCGCCACCCGACTGACTACTTCCAGCGCCGCCGCCACGACGACAGGCGGGCGCATGCGCTGGGACTGAATGTTGCGGACTGGAAGGCGGGTGGTGCGCATATCCTGCTCGCCGGCATGGGCGCAAAGGCTGCGGAGGCCGAGGGGTTTCAACCGGAAGCCTGGGAACGGGAGGCCATCAGCCGCATCCGCGGCTACTCCAACCGGCCGATTGTCTACCGGCCAAAGCCAAGCTGGACGCAGGCGAAGCCGATCAGCGGCACGACGTTCTCATGGGGCGGCCCGGAGCCGCGGGGCGTCTACCGGACGCAACGCCTCCATGAAGTTCTCGCGGGCTGCCATGCCGTCGTGACGCACCACTCGAACGTAGCCGTCGAGGGCATTGTGGCCGGCATCCCCGCCTTCTGCTGGAAAGGTGTGGCGCTGCCGATGTCGAGCCAGGACTTCTCGCAGATCGAATATCCGCTGCACCCGGAAGGGCGGCAGCAGTGGCTGAACGACATTTGCTACACGCAATGGAACGTCGCCGAGATGCACCAGGGATTGCCATGGCGGCACCTGAAGGACGAAGGATTGATCGGGTGAGAGTCAGGTTCTGGATGAGCGATAAGCCGCGAGAGCGGCTTTTGTCGGAGGCCTTCTGCGAGGGCGTCGTCAAGCACGGCGACGAGGTGGACCGGCGCAAGCTGGGCGAACCGTTCACGGATGACTGTGACGTTGCGGTGATGGTGGGCGTCAAGTCGCGCGAGCTCTGGCGAGCGCACACCCGCGCGGGCGTGCAGCTAGTCTACATGGATAAGGGCTATGACCGCCACTCGCGTGACGACGACATCCGCGGCTGGGAATACTGGCGCGTTGCTGTCAACGGGCATCAGCCCACGGCCAAGTTCCGCCCGGACTACCCGCGGGACAGGGCCGATAGCTTCGGCTGGAAGTTCAAGCCCTGGCGCACGGCGACGCCGAACGGCCACATCGTGATCGCCGGAAGCTCGGGAAAATATCATGCCTTCTATGACCTGAAGGACCCGACCGACTACGCCTCGAAACTCGTCAAATTCCTGCGCAGCCATACCAGGCGCCCCATCGTCTACCGGCCAAAGCCGAGTTGGAAAGAGGCGGTGCCGATCGAGGGAACGCGGTTTTCGACCCGCGAGGAAAGCATTTCCGAGGTGCTGACCGGCGCCCATTGCCTCATCACGCATGGCAGCAATGCCTGCTTCGAGGCGATGCTGATGGGCATTCCATCAATCACCATTGGCGAGGCGGTGATGCGGCCAATCTCGACGACCGAGCCCGCGAAGGTCGAGAGCCCACGCATGGCAACCGACAAGGAGCGCCAGCAGGTGCTGAACTGGCTGGCCTACCAGCAATGGACGATGATGGAAATGATGGAAGGCAAGGCCTGGCCGAGCATTCGGAGGCAGTTCTTTGAATAAGCCAAGTGCCTCCTATGTGACGGCCCTCGAGGCGTCCAAAAAGATCCACAAGGGGAAGGCGTTCACGGGGAAATTCCTCCGCCCGCATGCGCCGTTCATCAAGGAAATCATCGATCGGCTCGGCTGCCGCACCGTCCTCGACTTCGGGTGCGGCAAGGGCCAGCAATACGAATGGGTGATCCCGAGCACCGGACAGACGATAGAAGAGTTCTGGGGCGTCACCGTCACGAAATACGACCCGGCCTATGCGCCCTTCGCCACCGAACCGGAAGGCACTTTCGACCTCGTCATCTGCACGCAGGTGCTTGGCGCCATCCCGGTGATTGACCGGCCATGGGTGATTGACCGGCTTCATGGCCTCTCGACAAGGGCCATCTACGTCTCGGAACGGTTGGGCGAGGCGCGAAAGGAAGTCGGCGACAATGATCTCCGCGCCGCCCACTGGACACCGGACGATTGGAAGCAGGCGCTGCACCGCAACAGGGAACGCGAGGTGACACTTGCCACCCGCCGCTGGCAGCCCGATGGCCAAAAGATAACGGAGCATTTCCGTTCCGTGGGCGGGAGTGCCTGGCATGGTGTCCAGTGGCCGGAAGGCATCCGCGCCATGAACCACAAATGGGCGCCGTGATGCAGGAAAACTACGCCGCCCTCTATCGCCCGCTGCACGCAAAGAACCATCGCACCTTTGCGGGCCGCTCGATCCGGGTAGCCGTTCCGTTCATCACCGCCCTGGTGCAGCGGACGAAACCTCGCCGCCTGCTCGACTACGGCTGCGGCAAGGGTATTCAGTACTCGGAACTCCGCGTCCACGAACAATGGGGCGGGCTCATGCCGCGCCTGTACGATGTCGGAATGCCGCAGTTCTCGGCAGATCCGCCGGCCATCTACGACGGGGTGATCTGCACCGACGTGATGGAACACATTGCGGAGGCCGATGTCCCGGCGATCCTGAAGCACCTGTTTTCCAAGCTGCCGCCCCGCAACGACGGCGGCCAGTCCTTTGCACTGTTCTGGATTGCCTGCCGCCCGGCCAAGCGGAAGACGCTGCGCGACGGGCGCAACGTCCATCTCACCATCAAGAGCCCGGAATGGTGGGACGCGCAGATCGAGGCCAAACGGCCCGCGCATGTGCTGGTCGAGGCTCACTATGACCTCGAGGATGACGCATGAAAATTCGCATCCTCGGCGGGGGCTGGTACGGTTGCAGCATTGCTCTTGGCCTCATGGCAGATGGTCATGAAGTTGAGTTACACGAAAGTTCTGACCGCCTCTTCGCGGGCGCATCTGGTGGAAATCCGGCTCGCGCTCACCTCGGATTTCACTACCCAAGATCCGGCCTTACACAGGCGGCGTGCCAGGAACACCAGAAGGAATTCATGGCGCGCTACGGGCATCTAACCCGCGGCGTTCCAATCAACATCTATGCCGTCGCTGCTCACGACTCTCTGGTAGATTATCGACAGTATGTCGATGCATTCCGCGGCAAGGTGCAATTTGTCGAGATAGATCCTGCAGACCACGGTCTTGTAAACGTGGAAGGGGCCATCCTCACAGGTGAGAGGCACATCGTTATTGATGAAGCGCGGAAGTATTTTACGACCTTGCTTGATGGACATGTGGTGTTTAACAGCCGGCCGGCGGTGTCAGCGGATGGCATAGACCTAGTGGTGGATTGCACATTCTGCGCCAATGACGCGGAAAATATCGATCGCTTTGAACCATGCGTCACGGCCCTTCTCGAAGGACCAACAAATAAGGCAGTGACAATTATGGACGGGCCCCACGGATCAATCTATCCGTGGAATGAGGAACGGGGCCTCACCAGCCTCACCAGCGCCAAGTTCACGCCATTCTCGAAGAGCTGCCGTTCCTGGGCAGAGGCGCGCGCTTTGTTGGATAGGCTATCGGAAAATGACGTTTCCCGCAGGTGTCAGGAAATGTTCGATCAGATGAGTTTTTTCTACCCGGCGGTGCGCGACCTTTACCGCATCGCCGACTACCGCCTCTCGATCCGCGCCATGCCAAAGTCCGCCGCCGACACTCGGCTGGTGGACGTGGTGAGCGTCGGGGAAAGGGCGCTGCGCGTGCGAGCCGGCAAGATCGATGCCGTGTTCCACGCCGAGCGCATTGTCAAAGAACGTCTATCTACCCTCAAGTAATGGTGATCATATGAAGGCCGGCAAAGTCTGGGGCGTGACGCGCCTTCTGTTGCTGAATCCGTTTGTCGAGTTCCACCATATCAAGATCCTGCCCAACTCCCGATGCTCGCTACACCTGCATCGGTACAAGTCCAATGCGTTTTTCGTGTTCTCGGGACGTCTTTTCATCGAGACGGTGAAGAACGACTATGCCCTGGTCGATGTCACGGAACTGGGACCCGGCGATTTCATCGTGTGCCCGCCGAACGAGAAGCACCGTTTCGTCACGAAGAACGAGCCGTGCGAGGCCGTAGAGTTCTATTATCCAGAGGCAAACGGGCCCGACATCGTGCGAGATGATGTCGGCGGCCGGATAGAGAAGCCTACAGCGCCCTTTGCCACCAGCAAGAGGCGGACCCGGTGATCCATGCTTCTTGGCGAGTTCGTGCTGAAAACGGTTCGGCATCATTTGAGCTACAAGGAAAGACTGGCCCTCATCTATCTTGCCGCTGTGGGTGACTGGGTGAACACAAAGAGCCTGGTCGCGGCCATCAACTCCACAAAGGAAGTTGAAACGCAATCCACCGATTTCGTCCGGCGACTGACGGATTTGGGGCTTGTAGAGCGGAAGGGCAGCCAGGCGCGGGGCTACTGGTACAAGGTGAAATCGTGATTGCTATTCGAGGTTATGGATCGAGACTATCGCAGACGTTCCTGAGGTATCTTCCATCCTGGGAGACAGCAGTTCCGGTCGAGCGAGGCGCATGCAATACGACGGCCGAGCGGCATCTGTTCTGCCAGGGCGTCCTTATGCCGAAGACGATCGGGCAGCAGACGCGCGAGGAAACCACAACATCGTTCGAGGCTAATTTTGCCATGGTGGCGCGCCAGTGCGATCTGATCCTCGCCACCAATGACAAGGCGCGTATATGCGTGATCGGTTCGGAGTCAGGTTTCTCGTGGTCGTTCGATGGGGTCTATGCCGCTTCCAAGGCCGCCGTTCATCGCTACGTCGAGACGAAGAGGCTCCGTACACCGTACCAGCAGTTGATCTGCATCGCGCCGTCCATCGTGGGCGACCTGGGAATGACGAGCCGCAGGACGGATGCGGCGAACCTTGAGCGGCGGAAGCTCGAGCACCCGAAGCAGCGGTTTCTCACCGCCGCCGAGGTATGCCAGTTGATCCATTTCGCCCTCTATGTGGATGACGGCTATCTGACGAACACGGTGATCCGGTTGAACGGTGGAGCGCACGCCAGATGATTGAAGGCAAGGAGGAGGGTTTTGCCCGCAAGCGCAAGCTACGCGACAAGGCGAACCTGCGATTCCTGAAACAGAAGCACTTCATATTGCCCGGCATCTGGGGCGCCATGTTCATCGGGTTCCTGATGGGCGGCAGCATCGCGTTGACGATTTCGCCGGCCCTGATCCCGCTCGGCGCCCTTCTCGGGACATGGGCGGCAGCACTCGCGCTCGGCATCTATATCCTGCAGGATTTGCAAAAGTGATCCGAGTCTGTTCCGGGTTTTCGCCAAAGGGTTACGAGGAATACGGCCGCAACTTCCTCAAGACATTCGACCGCTACTGGCCGAAGGAAATCGAGCTCGCCGTCTATACCGAGGAACCTGTCCCGATGCCGCGCGGTGTTTGCCGCTCGCTCTGGGAATGCAATGGCGTGGCAGAGTTCATTGCCCGCCACAAGGACGACCCGGAGAAGTGCGGCACGAAGCCGAACCATCTCTGGAACCCGCGCCATGTCGGGCGCCCATATTGGTATCGGTTTGATGCCGTCAAGTTCTGCCGGCAGATGTTCATTCCCGAGCATGCAGCGCGCGGGCTCTCCGATGGCGACATTCTGGTGTGGCTCGACGGCGACGTTGTGACGTTCGAGAACGTGCCTGATCGGTTCATCGAAAGCCTCTTGAACGGGCATGAGATTTCCTACCTCGGGCGTCCTGGGCGGCATTCGGAAATCGGGTACTGGGCCGTGAGGATCAACGACAGGACGCGCCGCTTCCTTGTCGATATTGCCGAGGTATGGCGCACGGATCGCGTCTTTTCGCTGCCCGAATGGCATTCGGCTTTCGTGTTCGACTGGGTGCGCAAGACGTCGGGCCTCGACGAAATCAACCTGACGCCTACCGGCAACGGGCATGTCTGGGGGCAGTCGCCGCTGCATCACTACACGAACCACCTGAAGGGCAATTTGAAGACCGTTGGCTATTCACCCGACCGCAAGAGGAAAGCATGAAGGAATCAATCTGGGTGGGGTTCGACCCGCGCGAGGCTGCGGCGTTCGCCGTGGCGGTGCACTCGATCAAGTCCCGCCTGTCGCGCCGCATCCCGGTCTATGGTCTGGTGCTGAAAGAACTTCAGGCCTCGGGCCTCTACCGCCGCCCGACTGACAGCTTCATCAACTCGGAAGGCCACAAGCAGCTCATCGACGTTCTCTCCGCCCGCGATGACTATAATGGCGCGATGTCAACCGAGTTTGCAATCTCCCGCTTTCTGGTGCCGCACCTTGCCGGCTCCGGGTGGGCGCTGTTCATGGATTGCGACATGCTGGCGCGGTCTGACCTCACCCGCCTCTTTGCCCTGCGCGACCCGTCCAAGGCCGTTATGTGTGTTCAGCACCAGTATGCGCCCATCCAGACGGTCAAGATGGATGGCCAGCTGCAGACGAAATACAGCCGCAAAAACTGGTCATCGGTGATGCTGTTCAATTGCGACCATCCGGCAAACGAACGCCTGACGCTCGACATGGTGAACAAGCTGCCGGGCCGCGATCTACACGCCCTCTGCTGGCTGAAGGATGACGAGATTGGCGCCCTGCCGATTGAGTGGAACTGGCTCGCCGGCGAGTCTGAGCATGTCCAGAACCCGCGCATCGTCCACCACACACTGGGATCTCCGTGCATGTCGGGATACGAAGATGCTCCGTATGCCAACGAGTGGCGCGACGAGCTCGCAGAATGGGCGTTGCAGCCGTGACAATCTGGTCAGACAGCCTCGACTCCATCTATTCCTCGCCCATTGCCGTCGAAGCGACGCTGGCGCCCGACAGCAGTCCCGGCGCCGTCACCGTGTCGGTCATCGACAAGACGATCGGCATCGAGATTGTGGGTGACAATGCGTCCGAGATGACAATCAAGCCGGCCGCTTATATCCGCATGTCGGAATTGACTGCGAACGGCCTCGCCCGCGGCGACCTGAACGAGGGTACGCTGACGATCAACGGCAAGGCCTGGCGCATCAAGGCGCATGCCCTGCGCCCGAGCCCGGACGGGGAACTGACCGGCGAGGTGTGCGTGTTTCTGATGGATGAGGGTGTCTGATGGCCGACATTCGGGAACAGATCCTCGACCGCCTCGTCACGGTGGCAAGGGTGAGCGGCATCGCCACCGCCGTCCGCAACCAGGGCGAAATCAGCGACGACGTCCTGCCAGCGGTAATCGTGTTTGATGCCGACGAGCAGGCCAACGATAACGACCCGAGGACGCGGCAGGCCAATGCGCCGCGCCGGGTGGCGATGATGCCAGAGATCCGTCTGCTCCTGGGCGGCGTCTCGGAACAGGTCGGCACCGACCTGAACACCTATCGGTCGCGCATCATCAAGGCGGTGCTGACGGATGACACTCTCCTTGCCTTGACGGCCGAAAACCAGTCGGCACGCTACGAGGGCTGCGCCACGCAGTTCAAGGCGGGCCGCGCAATGCAGGCCGACATGTTGCTGACGTTCCGTTTCGACTACTACCTCAAGCCTTCCGACCTCTAAACCTGCGTGGGGGCAGCGCAGACTTGCAACGCCGTGAGGCGCCGCAATCGCCCAGTCGAGCCCAGAGGGGCGGTTCCCAAAGGGCCGCCCCTCATTTCAACCAAACCGCCGTGACGGCGGCCTTCCCAAGATGGAGAATATACGATGGCACTCGCCAGCCCCAACATCCTGAACTACACGATCGGCAAAGGCTCTGTCTACATCAAGACCTCGACGGATGGCACGCGCCGCCACATCGGCAACTGCCCCGAGTTCGAGTTCACGCCTGAAATTGAGAAGCTCGAGCACTTCTCGTCACAGGCGGGCGTCCGCGAACGTGACCGCACCGTCGTCCTCGAGAAGAAGGGCAGCTTGCGCATCGTGTTCGAGGAAATGACGGCCGAGAACCTTCGCATCGCGCTTCTGGGCGCCCTGACCGATGGTTCCTCGGGCGACCAGGAAATCGACATCTTCTCGGAAAGCTCGATCACCGCCGAGGTGTGGTTCGATGGCGCCAACGACGTCGGCCCGAAGTGGAACTACTACTTCCCAAGCGTGGATTTCATCCCGTCCTCGGCCATTCCCCTCATCTCGGAAGAGTGGATGCAGGTCGAGATCAACGGCGACGTCCAGAAGTCCAATGGATCGTTCGGCACGGCATCCAGAATTGCGGACGGGGTATAAGCCCACATGGCATCCCTCCACGACATCGCACCCGCCCAGCGGCGGGTGCTTGTTCCCGCGGGCGACGGCACGGATCAACCTGTCGATGTCCGCGGGCTTTCGCTTCAGGATGTATCGGACCTGGTCGCCCGCTTTCCCGAGGTAATCGGTGCCTTTTCCGGTGGCATGAAGAACGATCAGATTTTGCCGGCCATCCTCAAGATGGGGCCGGCGGTCATCGCAGCGGTCATCGCCTATGCGTGCGGTGCCGCCAATGACGAGCAGGCCGAGAAGGTGGTGGCAACATGGCCCATCGGCACGCAGGCTGAAATCCTGGCGATTGTGGTCAAGCAGACCGCGCCGCGGGGTGTCGGCCCTTTCGTCGACCTGCTGAAAGCGACAGGCCTCGACCTCAACATGGTTCGAGGCGCCGCGAAACCGGAAGCGAGTTCGCCGAAGCAGTCGCGTTCCTCTGCCGCAACGGCCACCGGCTGAACGACGTTCTAGGCTACACGCCGCGCCAGATCGCGGCGTTCGTGGACCTG